ACATAGTTAAAAGTATAAATAATACTACCTATAATTACATTAGCTTCTGTAGTAGTAGTTTCATTTGTTTTTGTAATTTCCATAATCTTTTTTTATTATTTTATTAAATTAATATACAAATATAAGAAAAATATTTTATATATACAAGCTATTTATTATTTTATTAATACTAAACTGAATATGTATATGTATTTATCACTATATTAATATCCCATAGCTAACCAGTTACCAGTATTTGTCTTTCCATACTCATTAAAGTAGAAACTAGATAGGGTTAAACTAGTTATAGAGAATGCTTCTGTATTATTGTTTGATATATTGCTACCACCTATATAGAATACTCTTGTAGTAAATGCAACTGGGAAATAAACTGTATTGTTTGCTGTTGCTTGTCCCCATTGTATTATGAATCCATTACTAAGTTTCTGATATCCATTTGTAACATAACTTGCTGCAGAACTTGCTAAATAACCAGCTGATGTCCAAGGAGTACCAAATGCTGTTTGTAAACTAGCAATATTTCCACTATGAAATATCTGTTTCCAAGTACCTTGATTGCCATTTATATCGCGACCTCTAAATGCAATCTCCTCTTGACCACTAGCACTATCATTACCAAAAGCAATTTGAGAGCCATAACTATTAGCATTAGTTGAATACCAATTAAAATTCATAACAAATCCATCGAATGCAGCACTGTTAAATGTAGGTATACCAGTAGTCCCAACTCCATATTGGGCAAATTGGATTGAATTACCATTTGATGTATAGAATGTGTTTAGGTTTGTTATAGCTGTACCTAGACTAATACCATTTGCACTTCCTGCATAACCTGCACTGCCTGCTGTAGATGCATAGTTTACTGATTGTGCACCAATAGAACTACTATCAATAACTGTTTTAGTTCCTAATTTTAAAGTTATATCGCTTGCCCCTTGAAATGCTTGTCCTGAAACTTGGTCAAATTTTAAAATATGTCCATTTTCATTTCCAAAACCCCATATACCTGCACCTACCCAATTTCCTGTAAGTATAGCAACATTAGAGTAAGTTGCTGTTGTCATATTAAGCCAATTAGAACCAGTTATATTTAGTGAACCACTTAATGAACCACCTGTTAAAGGTAAATAATTAGATGGTGAAAAATTTTTAGTTGTCCATGCTTTTGTTGTACAAGTTGCAGTAACATTTAAAAAAGATGTTGAAAATGATACTCCTATACTATTTTTCCAATTAGTAGTAGATGCTGCATAACCTAAAATAATATCTCTTACTGATACTTGTGGGTAAGACCATGTTGTAGAAGTTTCACCTATATAAATCACAAAGTTAGTCCCATTATGACCTAATCTAACTGTATAATCAGCACCATATACTATAGCAAATGGACTATTAGCCCATGTATTCCCAGTATAGGTATATCCACCAACTTGAACAGAAAAGCTAGTATCAGCAGCATAGTTATAAACATCTATCCACATGCTTGTCATAGTAGCACCTATTGAAGCAGGTAGAGTTATAGTTATTGCTCCTGTAAAACCTCCATTAGATGTTATAAATAATCCCCCATTTGGAGATGACATATAATAGTCACTTTTAAATAAGCCACCAGTCCCTGTTACACTACCACTTACATTTATAGTAGCTGACTGTTGAGAGGTTTGATTCCAAATATATGCATTGACTCCACTTGGTATATCAGCTGATTGTAAATATCTGAATGATGGATTACCTGCACTTCCATTAGGTGATGCATATACCATATTAGCAGTTTGACTACCTAGTGCATTTGTTATTTGTGAACTTGTTATGCTACTAATATAATTATTAGGATTGGTAGCATTATATGGAGTAAAACCTAAAGCTGTAGTAATTTGACTTGAGGTAATACTAGTTAGATATCCCCCATAGTTTCCTAAATTATTAGTAAATTGGGATAACTGTGTGGGGAAGTCTAATACTTGTGATTTAGTTATACTAATTCCTGTAGACTTATTCCAAGCAGTAAATATGGGGTCAGTCTCGGTATATGAAGTAAGGTAACTTCCAACTGGTTGATATATTCCACTATGGCTATGGTCACCATAAGCTGCTGTAACATGACTAGTACCAAATCCAGGAAATGTAACTTTAGCATTAAAAACTAAAAAGTCTGTATAAGTAAGTAATCCTGTTGTTGTACCATTAGCTGTATATTGTGCAGCTCTAGCCATTGTATCAGTATACTGAGTAGGAATAGTAGGAAAATTAACCCATTGTTTTAATCCATTAAAGTATTGATTACTATTACCTAATCCTATAATTCTTTCATAGTTACTATTAATATAACTAGAACTATAAGTTTTAGTTAAACTAACTTGAGTATCATCTAATAATAATGTAGGGTCACCCGCAGGACCTTGTGCATATACACCAGTATCTGTAGTACCAATAAACCAATTACCATTAGTCCCAATATTAGGACTTATACCTGCTATACCATTAGCAGAAATACCTGTATCTAATTGACTAATCCACCAATTACCATCTTGTATATAAGGAGTATTACCATCTCTTCCATCAAAATAATCAACATTTTTAACTGGAGTATGTCCATCAAAATAGTCTTTACCTTTAATTGGAGTATAACCATCTACACCTCTACTACCATCAAAATAATCTACTTCTTTTATAGGAGTATATCCATCTTTTCCTTTTTGTGCTTTAGTAAAATCATCTAAAGAGCCAGTAAATCCTGCATCTTGAGAAAGTTCAAAAGCAGACTTACCATCTCTACCAGCTGGTCCCCTTTCTCCTAAACTTTTCCATCTTATACTATTTGCTTGTATAACATAAGACCTTATGATATTTTTTACAACAACATTATAGGATTGAGTAGTTTGGTTAACTATTATCCTGAAAGTTTGCATTATAATTTAGTTATAGGGTTAGTTATTTTCCATTGTCCTTTAGCAAATCCAGTGATTTTATCACCACTAGCTAAGGTAATATTAAAGTCAAAGTCATATGTACCATGAGTTAAAGTGGGTATATGTTCAGGCATAATTATCTTATGTGTAACACTTTGAGTAACACCATTAATTATTTCAGTAGTACCAATAACTAGTTTACCATTATCAGTAGAATATATAGCATGAACCATGTTAGATTTAACACAGTTCATAATAATAGAAGCTCCTGTTAAATCAACAGGAATAAGAGTAGGGTCAACTGACCCTTCTACTGCTATTTCTTCATATACTTCTAATTCTACTCCTGGAAAAGTACTACCCTCAGAAACTACATCAAATATTACTAATAAATCATCCATATTATTTTGCCTTAATATTTATTTTTTTATCACAAGTAAGAGCATTATTACAGGTCATTTTCTCTACAGTATTTTCAAGAGCTTTAATCCTATCATCTAACCTATGAACAGTTTTAATTAATTCTTCATTTTGTATTAATAATCTTTTATTATGTTCAGTCATAGTTTTAGATAAAGTATCATAGAATTTTATTTCTTCTGTTCTTGTATCTAATTCTATCTTTTTAGTTTCAGCTGTACTTTTAGCAGTATCAGCATCATTTTTTCTAACCTCTGAATCATTTTTTCTTATACCTACCACATATCCTAGGATAATTAGAAGTGCTGATATTAATCCTCCTATTAGTGTTGTCATGTATCTTTATTTATTTAAATATTTGTATGAATCTATCTTGGTCTTTTATGATATAAGGATTACTATCTTTAATATTTACTATTATAACCTCTTGTTTCTTCTGAAACCATCTTAATAAAAAGAATTTTTTAGGAGGGTTAATAGTTTCTTTTTGTCTTGATATAAAAATCTGTTTAGTATTTACAATTGATATAGAGTCAGTTATGATATTAGGATATTGTAATCTTAAATTAAGAGTATAAAATTTATCTCCAATTATAGTATCTATATCTAAACCTTTAACAAAAGTAGTATCTCTTAAAATAGTAGTATCTTTCTTAGTAAAATGGTCTTTAATACTCTGCATAGCAATTAAATTTTTATCTTTAATTTTTAGAGCTTTCTTAGTATCATTCAAAGAAACATTTAAAGAATCTTTGCTATCATTTAATTGGTCTATAGTTAATAAGAAAACTCTTGTATTATTCTTAAGAGTTGAGTTTTCATTACTATATGCCTTATTATTAATAACAGAAGCATTTAAATCTTTCTCAAGTTTATTAATAGTAGACTTCATTATTACTATAGTTAATAAAGTTATTAATATACCTATAGTACTTATTAAAACTTTCTTATGTTTTAATATAAAATCTTTAATTAAATTTAAAATTATAATCATTATATTTATTATTTAGTAGTTTTCTTATTAGCATTCTGTCTCTTAATAGCAATGTCTTGCTTTTTAATATCCATATTATCAGCATGAACTTTCTTCTTAAATTGTAAATCATCAATTTTTAATCCATGTTCTAAACTAAATTGTTTCATATCTTCAAACAATTTAGCTTGTGCAACTGGGTCATATTCTTGAGTATCTTCCTCTTGGGTTTGTTGTTGTTGACTCTTAGCATTAGCAGTTATAGTAGCAACTGTTATTTTAGTTTCATTATCTCTTTGATTCATTGAATCTAATAATTGATTACTATTAATAATATTTTGTTGCTTCATTTGCTCAATAGATTGTTCATGTTGTTGTTGAGCTTGCTCAGATTTTTGTTTATTTTCTTGCATAGCTTGTTCATTCTTTTCTACAATTCTTTGAGTCTCAGCTAATGAAGTAGTAGTATATATCTTCATAATAGTAGAGAAGTCAAGTGTTTGATTCTGTAATGCTGCTTGAGCTAATGTATCTAACTTAGAAGCTAATTCAGCTGTACCATTAGAATTATCTATAACACAACCATAATCACATTCAGCAAATTCATCACCATCAATATCCATTAATCTATAAGAAGCATCAGGTAAGATATATTGAAATTTCTTACTTCTACCTTTCATAGCTACTTTAGCTGTTTCTATAAAACACTCTAAACTTCTTTTTTTAGTATTATCATGTTGTAAGAATAACCATTCAGTTATGTGTGATGATTGTAAATTAGACCTTTCAACTCCTCCAACTGTTTCTCTATTACTTATTTGTCCCTCTCTTTGTTTAGAAATACCTGCTACTTCAGCCATTTCCATTTTAATAAACTCAAGTAGATTTATATGTTGTTGAATATAAGAACCTGTTTCAGCATCAATTACTCCCTTAGAAGCATTATTCATTGACCCTGCTAACTTACCTGTAGCTATTCCAATATTACCCTCTTTAAAACTATCTTTAATAGCTATATGATTAATTTTAGCATAGTATAACCATTTCTCAACATCCCATCCTTTAGGAACTAATGCTAAATCTAACTCAAGTATTTTACCCCAGTTAGAAGCAATTGCTTTATTTAATCTATCATGAGTAGCATCATACATATAATTATAAGGTTTCATCATATCAACCATTGAGAATGGTCTAGAATCATTTAAATTATATAATGTTCCTACTATTCCAAAGTGACATCTTGATGGATTACTTAATCTATTATACTGAACTAATCTAGGTCTCATATTCAAATAAATATGTTGTCCTATTTTAGTACCTTCCCAAGCTTCATTAATCCAATAAATACTTTCTTCTTCTCCTTTATTTTTATCTATTGTATAAGTTTCAGGATAAAATTTAAAATCAGGTTCACCTGTTTCAGGGTCATAGAATTTTACTTTTTTAATTTTTCTTTTAGACTTCCAATATACTCTAAGTACTTTAATATTACCACTATTATCATAGTAATTATTAGTAGCTGATGGTCCTGTAAATAATGCATAACTATCAATTACTACACCTTCTTCTGTAGTACCACTTAAATCATTAACATTAATAAAGGCTCTTCTTTCATCTATATTACCCATTTGGTCTGCATAAGCAGCTTGAGGTAAATGTTCAATATAATCCATATCTGCTGGAGATAATGCATCATAATAATTATCAATAATTCTACCAGGACTCCAAAAATCTTCAAGCACAATAATATCAGCATCTTCTATTCTGTTAGAGAATCCTGACCTAAATATTCTTATTTTTAATGGATTAATTCTTTGAAAGGTTGGTTCTCCTGATACTATATCAGATTGATAAATTTCTTCACCAACACTCATAGCGTCTACAAAACCTGCGTTAAATGTAGTAGGAATTTCTAATTCTTTAGTATAATGTTGTATTAAAGCATTAGCTCTAATCTCTCTAATATCTTGATACTCATAACTATAATAGTCATTTATTTTATCTAGTTCACCATTAAACTGGTCATCTGATAAGCCATTCTTAGATACTAACTTTTTTACATCAGCAAATAATAATTCTTTCTTTTTATCTTCTATCTCAGATATAGCATTTGGATTGGTTACTATCATTCTGAAATCAAATCTTCTTTTAGATTCTTCACCTCTAAGAACATTTAATTTAGCATTCATAATAGGATAATGAGTAATATGTTCAGGTATAAATCCTGCTTGTATAGAGTCAGGATTTAATACTTGATTCATATCATCTACATTAAGTTTACCATTAAGTAAATCATAATTGATTCTTTTATGTATAACAGAGTTTCTTACTAAACTATCAGTAGCAAATGTTCTGTGGTCTGCCCAGTCTAAATGTTTCTTTCTCCATTCTTTATTTTTTCTTAAGAAGGATATTTGTTGTGGAGGTAAATTATTTTGAAACATATTTTTTTAAATTTTAAAATACAAAGATATGTAAATTTTATGATATATACAATAAGATAATTAAAAAACTAATGTATTTAGGTATAGTTTATTACTAAATTTACTCTTGATTATTATCTAAATGTAGTCCTAATGCCTTGTAATTCTTAGTAAAAGTATCTTCTTTATAAGGTTTATAGTTATTTGTAAAAAATGGGTCATCTGCTAATTCACTTCCTCTCTCTTTACCTAAAGATTCTGAAGGAGTATTAGTACCAAATAACCTTAACTTATCTTCTCTTATTAACATAAGCATAGCTAAAGCATCATGTCTATCAAAGTTACCATCAGGATTCCATAGTATTAATTCCTTGATAAGTGCTCTTGAGTTAAGTTGAGTAAGAAAAGGTACTTTTACATCTACTTCTTCTTTATCAATAACTTTAGTAACAGTATAAGGTTTTAATAACCATTCTTTAATTGCTCTCCTACCATAAGCTTTAATAGGAGCAGATGATATAGTACCTTTAGCTTTATTTCCATAGTTTGCTTCAACCTTAGTAGAAGCTTTATCTTTTAAAAACTCAAGATTATCTGATAATAAGTAAGTACAATTATGAGTAGAAAAATAAGTAAATAAACCTTTCTTATTATTTTCATAGTTACACTCAGCATTATACATTAATAAAGCTCTTCTACAAATCTCATAAAAATCATTAGCAAACATAGGTCTACCTGTATATTCAAATACAATTTTATCAGTATATAAATCTAAAATATATAAAGAACCTAAAGATAAAGTACCTGAAGCATCATCATCATAAGGGTCAATACCTGCAATATATCTACCTCTATAAACTTTATTATTAGAATCCATTACTGGTAATGCATGTATCTCAATACATCCTTCTAATTTATTATCTTTATGTGGGAATTCTCTAATAGGTTTAACTTCACTACTAGGTTTAAATCTAACTACAGCATCCTTATCTAAAGAGATGAGTCCTACTAAGATATCATCATAACTTTTAGGATTAAAATCTAATTCATTTAATCTATCTGTAAGGTCAGCTACTGGATAAATAGTTCCCTCTCTTTTCATTACAGCTTCTTGAATAGTAATAGCTTGCTCTGCTTTTTTTCTAGTTAAAGCCATTGAGTCACTACTATTATATTTAACTTTAAACCTAGCTTCAAACTCTCTAGTTAAAGCTAATATAACATCAGATACTCCATCCTTATTATAACACCCTTTTCTATTTAGATAAGAACCAAAAAAGAATACAGTCTTTTGTTTACCTTGACTATTTTTATCATACACATTAGGTAAAGCATATACACCATAACCAATAGGATTATAAATCATTTCTAAAGCTCCACTAAAATCTGAACCTTCAGAACCTCCTGTACCAAATCCTACAGCTTGACCAAATACAATATCATCTTCCTGAACATTTGATTTATTAACTCCCCATGTATCAATAAATTTAGGGAAAGCTCCAAATTCTTCATAGATAAAAATATTAGACCTTTTACCCCTGGATTTATCAGTATTATCTTTTGCTGATATACCTAAAACTTCATTACCTGTACCCTTATTAGTATTAGTATCAGCATCTTTATATCCCATCATCCATGACATATCTGCCAAAGAATCCTTTAATCTTTGAGAAGGAAATTGAGTATGTTCAGCATTAAAATCTATAATATCAATAAACTTATTAAGAATACCATCTTTAGTTAAATACTCTTTCTGATAAGCTGTAACAGCTCCTTTTACTGACTTACATGCTAACTCATTCTCTCCACATATAAATAGCTTGGCAAGTCTTGCAGCAGCACTATAACTCTTACTAGCTCCACGTCTAGCTATCTGTATAGCATGTTCTGCTCCTTCCCAATTATTATATATACCTCCATTTCTAGCTTGGTCTTGATAATGAAACCATAAGTAAATACCTTCCCATACCTCAGGGAAGTCAATAACTCTATCAGCTTGTTTAGTACCTTCTCTAATTTTAGATTGAATAATTGGAGTATAGTTTAAATAAAAATACATATCTCCTGTAATCCATTCACCATCACTAGGTCTAACCATTCCATACCAAATTCTTAACTTTTCTTGTCTTAACCATTTACCAAATTCACTACTAGGATTAGCATTAGGTCTTAAGTTAGTAAGTGTACCATGTTGTCTAAAATGATTACCTGTTGGTCTAAAATATTCCATATCTTCAAGTATATGAGGATTAACTATATCTACTATAATTCTATTCTCAATTACTCTTGTATTAGTAGTAATATCAGTAACTATACTTACTTCTCTTCTATCTAAATCTTTAGCATATTTTCTATCAGGACTTATTAATCTTTTTATAAATTCAATATTAGTAATAGCATCTAATAAATCATCTTTTACTTCAGGATTTAGAGATTCTAAATACTCTTCTGTAATAGGAGTTTGATACTTATTTAATATTATTTCTTCCATTTTATATAGTTTAATACTTCTTTTGTAAACTCAATACTTACTTCATTCCAGTTATTTAATTCTTCTACATCAGTAGTACATTTATTACTTCTAATACTTCTTAATACTGATACTATTTCTTTACCTATTTCTTTGTATAATAGTTCAATAGTAAAGATTTTAATAGCTCCAAAGAGTTCATTCTTTTCTATGTTTCTTTTAATAACATAAAGTCCTTTACTTCCAGTAAGATTATTTAAAGCTATTGCTAAATCCTCTACTCTTAATGTATATTTTATATTAGCCATTACATACCATCCTCACATATTTTCTTTTCTTTTTTACCTCTCATTCTACTATTCTCAGTAATTTCTTTAGATATTTCTTTTTCAGCAACAGTTAAGTCTTTAGCTAATTTAGGCATCTGATTAACAGCAGAAGTAATAGTATTAATAGTATACTTTGGTTTACCTTTATCATCAGTAGCATCCATATCTAATTCTCTTAAAAACTTCCTAATTTTAGCTATAGCTCCTCTAGTATCTTCTAATAATAATGAACTAGTTGTATTAACTAATGGTAAATAATCTTTAATAGCTGCTAATATTAATTTATCAGGTTTCCAATTAGAAGGTAAACCTTCACTTTGTTTAATCTTTTCAAATCTTTCATTTTCATCATCAAGATACATGTAGTCACTTCTTGGGTCA